CCTAATATATTATTCAATCTAATAACTCTATAAGGTTGTAATAATTGTCCGACTGTATAAGGAATAGTATTAGCACTCATTTGAGTCACTAACTCTCTATTCTCATATAAATGTGTAGTCAATATTTTTATAGCTTGTATTATAGGTGTTGGTACATCACTAGCACTATTACCATAACCTGCAACATATTGAACTTCATAAGCATTACCTTGTCTAAGTTCAGTAAGAGTTGGCCAACTAACTCCATTTTTTAAAACTACTCTAGCTTGTGTAGAATCTACATCACTAAAATAATTACTTGCCGCAAAAGTTGAAGCAGTATTATCATTAGCATAATATTTAACATGTGTAATACTAGCCACTGGTGGTTTAGGGAGAACAATAAAATCTGCACTATAATTAATATCAGGTGCAGTATAAACACCCTCCCTTAACTTTTCATCTCTGTAATATGGTAATCTATCTAAAAAAAGTTGTAAAGTTTGTTGAGTGATTGCTCTACCTGTATATTCTTCAACATTATTTTGTGCAACTTTTATAAGTTCCCCAATCAAAGTATCATCATCATTAAAATCTACTCTCATAAAAGATTTTTGTTCTGATGTTGCTACTGCTGAAGTAGTCCAAGCTGTGTGTACTTTTAATCCACTCATTATAAATCCTTATTTCTTTTTCTTACCAAATATTTTTTTTATTTTTTTTTCTACTTTAGTAATTACTTTTTTTTCTGTTTTAGCTATTGCTTTTTCTGCACTTCCATCATTTAGAAGTATAGAGGCGATATTCATTTTATTTTTCATATCATATTCTTGACCAGCTTCATACATCATTGTTGCTGATCCCTCTGCATCAGCACTAGCTTTTACAGATTCTTTCATTTTTATTTTCATAGCTTTATCCTCCTTTTAAATTTTGTTTCTATGGGCGAAATACCTCTCGGCAGGATCGCCCACAGAATTAATCTATTTAAGATTATGCGTTTGCGTCAGAAGTCACAGGAGCACTTCTTGGTGTTCCTTTAGCAACTACTGCCCCATAGATCGAACCATTTGAATGCGTTCCAACAATATCAATTACTACTCTGATATATCTTTTGCCTCCAACATAACCGATTCCATAAGTTTTACCCATTTCTCCATCTGCATCTATCGTCATAAAAGTTCCTGAAGAATCAACAGTTCCACCAGTCACATCTGTATTAGAAGTGACATCTGTGTAAGTTGAATCATCATCAGAATGTTCTATTTGAAGATTTGTTTTAACAGTTGAACTGAATGTATCTCCATTCGCCCCACAATTAACAATCAATGCCGCAGAACTGAACCCTTTAAGGTCAACACCAGTTCCATTAACATCAGCAGTTTTAAGAATAGGTGCTAACGAAGTTTCTAATTTAATATTACTTTTTAAATCAAACATTTTCTATATCCTCCCTATTATTAAGTTGTGATTGTTGTTAACGCTTCTGGTAGTATAACTTGACCACCAACTCTACGTCTTGCTAGGTATCTAACATTTCCACTTGATGCTTGTGTGAAAGGGTCTCTCATAATTGATAAATTAATTCTATCAACTATCATATAACCTCTTCTGAAGTCACCAAATAAAACTGGTTTTGCTCCACCAGCAACATCAGGCATATCAGAAGCTTCTACGATAGGGTGTCCTAAAATATTAGAACCAACACCCATCTGATATAATCCAGGTTGGAAAATGTATTGTCCGCCACCATCTTTAAGTTTTCTTACAGCTGAAACAGTTGATCTGTTCATAACATATGTTCCATTTCTACCATATTCTGACTTAACATTGTGTGCCGCACTAATCATAGAATCTCCATCAAGAGCCGCACCACCTTTAGCAACATTATTTACATTTGCGTTAGATAGTAGTCCTTGTGGTTTTCCTATTGCGTTTCCAGATACGAAAGCATTTCCTTCTGCTTTAGCAAATTGCTCTACAAATTCAGCATTCATTTCAGCTTCTAAATTGAAGACAGAATCTTCTAATTCTTGTTCTGAAATATCAACTAATGCGTAAAGTTCGTGTGCAGGAATTTCTTCTAAACCAACTGCATAACCAGTTGTTTCAGCTCTTGCACCCTCTTCTGCTACCCACTGTGCCGCAAATTCGCCTGTTCTTTTAGGAACTTGAACACTTCTGTTTGTAGTAGTTCTTACTCTTGCTAGTGATCTGATTGGCGAGAACTCAACGATACCTTTGATTATTTCTCTCACATATTCAGGTGGAGCAAGATAACCAGCAGTATTGTCATTAGACACAGTAAGAACTTTAATTTCTTCTGGTGCTAAAGAGTCTTTGCCTTTTCTTAACCATTTATCAAAAACTTTCACAGCTTTAGATTCTACTGGAGAACCTTTGCCAAAGTCAGGTCTTGATATAATAGTTTCTAATCTAGCCATTGCATCTTGGTTTGCTTTTGATGATTCAGCTTGTGCTTTGACATTCTTTTCCATATCAGCATATTTATCTAAATCTTTTTCGATTTTTGATAACTTTTCTTCTGTGATAGGATCAGAGCTACCTTTAGCTTCAATCTGTTTCAATCTTTCATCATTAGTTTTTTTGAAAGATTCAAAAGTTTGACCAAGAGTTTCAACAGCAGATTTTACTTCATTATTATCCATAATTGTTTCCTCTTTTGGTTTATTGTTTAAGTTTGTTAGCAACTTTGAGAATTAAATCTGCTAACGATTGTTTATCTTCAGCATCTCGCTGGTTTAAAGATTCAGATAATGCTTTCGCACCAATCTTTGCCTCTGTTCGAGAAAGTCCTCCTGCATCTCGCAAGATTTTTTCCCACTCTCGAATATTTTTAGCATTCCCTTTTACAGTTTCTATTAATGCACTTTCATTCATTGGGAAAGTGACTAAAGAAATTTCCATAAGATCAACTTCTTTAAGAGTTCTTACACCTCTTTTATTTTCGTTGTATCCTTGTTTATCAGGGTCAGCTTTAAATCCTATTGACATACCATCTAATGCACCCATTTTTAAAAGTTCGTATGCTTCACGACCTTTTTGAGTTCCCATAGCTAGTTGTCCTTTTACATATAAACCTTTATTATCTTCATACATTTCTGTAAATATTCCGATAGGTTCATCTGTTTTATGTTGGTATAACATTTTCACTTTAGAAGCTGGTCTTCTTGTTAATGATTTAGTAAAAGCACCTTTTTTCATTACATCATTTCCTTGATCTTCATTTCCGAAGATAGAACCATAACCAGTAAATATTCCTTTAGCATCTGATTTAATTTCAGATTCAAATGTTAAATGTTTCAATTCTGTATCACACTGGCAACTACCATCGCCATTACAAACGCAAACACTTTTCTTTTTAG